AACTACCAAACCGCTGTTTTGACATATAAATGTGATGAGCGGTAAATAATAAGGATAAGCGGTAAGTACTATAATACTTTTTTATTTATTACTTTATAGAATCTAATCTTACCTTCTGCCTGTAATCTATCCATTTGTGGTTTGATATATAATAGATTGCCAATATACATCGCATCGTTATTAGACCATGCGTAAATCTCGTCAATAGTAATAGGCTTAGTACCTTTATCAGTTTCAATTAAGAACTGAACCTTGAACCTAATACCACTCTCCTTTCTCATTATAATCTTTTCTTCGTCTACCTTATCCTGCAACTCCGTTGGGATAACTCTTAATAAAGCTTCTAATTTTCGTTCTAACGCTAATATTCTATCTTCCATAACTTATTTATTTTTTTGTTTACATTTATCAAAATGCCAATTACCCATTGCAGCTCTTTGACCTATTTTACCGCAATGAGGACATTCAACTTTAATACTTGCTGCTATTTTTCCTATTTTTTTACCCCATTCTTTATATAGTTCTGGATGGTTTTTATGTGCAGCTTTACCACCAACACCAGAATTTAATTGAAATTGTTTTTTAGCATGGCCATTTTTTGCATTAATATTACCTTGTGTTATGCCACCTTTTATACTTCCTTCTATTGTTCTATTTTTTAAAGTTTGCCAATAAGGAATTGCATCAATTCTATATCCATATTGTTTTTGTAATTCAATTTCTCTTTTAGAAGTAATATAAACATCTTCATATTGTTCTAAAATTTCATATTCAGTAAATCCTTGCTCTTTAATCCTTATTTCTGGTTGTTTTGTAGCACCAATTTTTACGCCAGGTATATGATATATGTAATGCATATTTTATTAGTTTGATTTATGTAAAGATACGAATAAAATACTAAATAACCAAGCTTTTTACCCTTTATTTTAGTAGTTCAATCTAATGTGTTGATAATCAATTAGTTATATATTAAACAAAAAAAGACCCCAAATAGGGGTCTTGATAGGGGAAATGGAAATATATGTAAATGGCAATTTAGAATAGATAAATTCCCCTATTATTTTTAGTTATTAACTTCCTGATTGAGATTTTATATAACCACAAACTTTTTTTGCAGTTTCCTCATTACCATATCTAGCTGTTTGGTCTGCAATACACTCTGACCAAGGGTATTTTCCATCACCTTCTGCAAAGTTATACTTCTTTTCCATTTGTACTTTATCAGCTTCTGATGAAAGAGGTACACAATTAGGTACTTCTCTACCATCCAAATCCTTTGTTCCAATTTGAACATAATCTTCGTAGCATGGGTCATTAGGGCCTTTTTCTAATGGAGCTGCTAAATTAATACCTTCAAATTTATTTTCATAAGCTATTTTAGCCATTACTTTAGATGTGGTATCTTTTATTTTACTCATATTTGCTGTATCCCATTTGGATTTACATACAGCGTATCGTTGTGGAACATCAGGAAATGAATCCTTTTCTTCTGACATACATCTTCCGATAAATTGGTCTTCACTTTCCGATGCGGTTGGTTTAACTGGCATAATATTTGGTTTTATCAGATATTTTTCGTATCTTTACAAATATAACAATCTAATCTTATTTTGTTATAATATAAAGTTATATGGGCCGCAAGAAAAATCCTAACAATAATTACTTTGATGAAAAAGTAGAGCAAGCGATTGCAGACTATAATATTGCCAAAACTCAATTGGAAAGGGATAAATTGTTTGTAATCATTTACCCAGCTATATCAAAAATTGCTGAGGTTATGTTTAATAAGATTAAACCAGAATATATTGATGGTGAACCATTAGATATTCAAATGGATTGTGTATGTTATTTATCTGAAAGAATGTATAGGATTAAAGAAGGTAAAGGAAAAGCATTCTCTTATTTCACAGTATGTGCTCGTAATTACTATATCTTCCATAATCAAAGGGGATATACAGGCACAAAGAAAACTCTTAAATTAGATGTACTAAATGAGAATTGGGATATAGCTGATGAGGATTCTCAAAGGGCTACTGAAATGGAAGAAATACATAAAATTGTTGTAGCTTTCACCGATTATTTAAAAGAGAATGAACATAATTTATTAAACACTAAACATCAAAAAGGATTTTTAGAATTAATTATTGAAGCACTTTTAAATGCAGATGATTATGCAGAAGGATTTAATGAAAGACAATTTATAAATGAATTAACCGATAAACATCCAAACGGAACAACTAGACCGGCAGTAAGAAAATTACTTAATAGATTAGCCGTTCATTGGCATGCATTTAAAAACGAATATATAGAAACAGGTAAAAGTATTAAATACTTTGAAAAACAAAGATTAACAAAAGAAGAATTAGAATTTTGTATAAAGAATTACCGAGCAGCTGATAGAAGGTTTGGAGCTATTGCTTTAGGTAAAAGATTTAAAATGGATTCGTATATGTTGAGAAGACATCTATCCGAATACGGAATTTGTGTAATTTAAACTATATCGTATTTAATACCATCTTGCTCAAATGCTTCAATGTTATCGTAAATAAAAGTACGATATCCTCCTTTATTCATATCAAAGAAAATCATATATCCTAATGATGGATAGTTGTAATTAGCAAATGGAGAACCTGGCGCTGTAGAAGGTCCATTAAAGGAAAACATTTCTCTACCATTATATGCTTCACCATCTTTAGTTGTACCCCAAATCTTAAAAGGTCTATTCCACTTTAAACTAAATGTTTTTAATGCTCTACGAGACATTCTTCTATTAGAAGCAAACTTAAGATATTTTGTATATACAGTTTGAATATTCATTTCTTAATCAGTTATAGGTCCACCTACTACCCAAGCATCACAAGTTCTACTTGCTGCACATTTAAAATCAAATGCTTCACAATATCCTAACACACCAGCATCAATTGTATCAAAAGCATCTTTAGGATTTCCACCAATACCACCTTCAATACAAGCTAACATTTCTTTAGTTCTAACAAAGAAAGAACAATTACCACAAAGTGCTTTTTTAGCATCTTCTACATTATCACCAAACATAGCTGCTTTAGCTTTCCAATAATCTTCGTTTGGTTCGTTTGGATTTAAAGGTCCATAATGAGCTTCATCAATAGCCTTTTGTCTATTCTTTAAATTAGTTTTAATATCCTGCGTTGCTGCTGGACATTTTGCCATATTCATTCTCTTTAGATAAGAGGCTACTTTTAAGTTAATCATTATTTATTTAATGTTAGTAAGTAAATTGTTTGTGCAATTAATTGAGAAATATTATCAAATTGTTGTTGAATCCAACTTTCAGAATATAATTCTTTTCTTGTTGTTTCTACATACTGATAAAGATTTTTGAAATATGCAATAGTATCATCAGTTGATGTCCAATCAGTTGGTTCTACTACTGAATAACCTTGAGGTCTTCCATATATACCAGCTACTGATTCTACTAAACCATCTAAATGTCCTACGATATCATCATAGAAAAAATTTAATGCTTTATGAGTTGAATAATTTGTAGTTTGGTTATGCCAAAATATTGATTGTTGTTTAGCTGAATTTAATGTACTTAAAAATTCTACGAATGTTGCCATATTATATTATTTTATTGAAGCGAATACTTCACTCCACATTTTTGTTTTAATTTTTTTAGGTAATCCCAAAGTCTTATCAGGGATTGTTGATGGTGATATTACCTTTTTAGTTGCTTCACCAGGATATGTTGATGATACTGATGGTTGTCCTTCAGCTTCAACCAATCCTAATCTTTTTAATTTATTATGAGCCCATGCTTTTGCTGCTTTACCACCCCATGCCATATACATAAGATATCCACAACCATCACCAAATCCTTTAGAAGATTCTAAATCTTGCTCATGTCTGCTTAAGAATGAATACATTCTTTGTATTGTATCTACTGAAATAGGTTCTCCTTTTGCTAATTGTGAAGCTCTGATTTTACCAACCGGCGTACCACAACTTCCCCAACCATTCTTATCAGCCCACTCAATTGCTTTCTTAGCATTGTTCTTTACACCATCAGGATAATCAGAATGTGATTCCATCTCAACTCTTTGTCCTTTCTTATATCTACTATCCTTTTTGATTAGAGCTTTGATTCTACTCAATACTATACCAGCTTCTTCATCAGATAATTCAGTTAATTCTTTTTCTAATAAATCATCTACCTTTGAAGCTTCTACTAATTTGTGAGAAAACATTCCTTCAATACTGAATCCTTTTACAGCTCCAGTCTTTACGAATTCGTTCCAGATATCATCATTAGTAATCTTAAAAGTGCCAGCCCAGCTACCAATTGGAAGACTAAGGCCATAAAGGCTGGACTTGTCTTTTGTTCTACTTTCAACAATCCAACTTTCAACCAAGTGTACACCATCAATTTTATTTTCATGTTCTAATGTTGCTTTGTCTGTGTACTTCTTTTCCAAATACATTTCAGACAATCTTTTAATTGTTTCAGGTTTAAAGAAAACATGATAAGGTTTACCCTCACCGTCAACACGTAAAATCTTTTTATCAGGTACCAATATAGGTCCCATCAACATTCTTTTTTCCGAATCTACTGCGGCGAATTTAACATCTTTACCAAAGTAAACCCAGTTCATTTCTATTGCTGGTTCTTCTACTAATGATACTGCAAATACACCATCTACATTCTCATCGTCTATGGTTAGTTCGTATAATTGGTCTTTAATCATATCAATTTAACAATTTAATTTCATTTTATCCACTAAAGGTTGCTGCTCTTGTGGTTCTTCTATCTAAAGCTTGTTGTGAAGTAACATCGCCACTTACGACATAGGCTTTAATAGGTTTTCCTGTTGCTCCTGCTAGAGTTTGTGCTATTTGTGAGGTAGGATTGTTTCCACCAGTTGTACCGGAAATTTGAGGTGCTACAGTCTTCTCTAATGTAGGTAACTTTGGTTCTGGTACTGCTGCACTTCCACCACTTGCTCCTCTAGGTACTGCTCCACCACCACTTGCCGGCGCACCACTATCAGCTGAATTGATTTGTTGAATTGCTTTAGCACCAGCCGCAACTGATGATGCAATACTTAAACCAGCACTAATAGAGTTAATTGCTACCCAAGGTGCTCCAAATGTTAATGGGGATGCTGCTACCGCTTTTGCATTTGCAATACCTGTATTAACTAATATTTTACCAATTGCTGCAGCTTGTTCTACAATTACACCAGCTATTGCTACCTTCTTATTCTTACCTGCTAATTCTTTTAATAATCCACCAAACTGTCCAACTAAATCTAATTCAGCGTTTTGAATATCTGCTCTAGCTTGCTTTTCAGCCAACATTATATTAATACGCTCTTGCGATGCTTGTTGAGCAATTGCTGTTTTTTGATTCTCAGTTAGACCGGCTTGTTGTAAAAGAAGTGCTTCCTTCTCATTTACTAATTGTAATCTCTTATCGTAATCTAAACCAACCTGATTTAATTCCGTTTCAGTTCCTAATAATTTATCATTAAGTTCTTCAGCTCTAATACCAGCTCTTTCTTCTGAAGCTTGTATTTGAATTTGCTTTCTTTGTCCTTCAGTTAATTCTACATTTGAGAGCAACAACTTTTCTTTCTCATCAATAAGCGCAATACGAGCATCATAATCTTCTGCATCTTTTGCCAATTGCATTTTCTGAGCGTTATCGTTTGTAAGAATCTGCTCCTCCAATGCTTGTTTGTTGATAGTGTTTCTAGCTGTTTCTGCATCTGTCTTTATCTTTGTTCTCTCTGCTTCAGTTAAATAAGCATTTGAAAGTAATTCTTTCTCTTTCTCATTTACTAATGAAATTCTCTTATCAAATGAATCTTTATCTTTTTGCTCTAATATTGCTGATTGTTGGTCTAATAATGCAACTCTCTCATCAATACCTTTCTGAGCATCTTCTTTTAATTTCTTTTGTCTTTCTTCATTTAACTTCTTAGCTTGTTCATCAAACTTAGCGTTAATCTTAGTCTTATCAGCTTCGTATGCTGCATCTAATGCTGTGAAATCAGATATACCAGCTTTTATTAGGGCTTTCTTATCTTCATTATATTTGTTCTCTCTCTTTTGTAATTCAGCATTTCTTTCATCTAAAAGTGCTAATTGAGCTTCAGTTTGAATCTTCTCTGCATCAGTTACGAATTTCTTCATATCTTCTGCATTCTTTTTAGCATCTTCTTTTTGCTTTTTAGTTAATCTCTTTTGTCCATTGGCAAATGCTTTTTCACCGGCATCAAATCCTTCAGTGACACCAGTCACAACTGCTGTACCAATTCCTTTTGCTGTTGATTTTGCGTTATCAATAAAGTTTGTTACACCAGCTTTAATTCCATCACCAACTTGAGCTATACCTTCTTTAATTGCATCTAAATCAAAAGTAAATACACCTTTAATCACTTTACCAGCACCTCCTGCTACTGCAGCAAGTGTTTTGAAAGCATTTACAAAGTTATTATAAATGAATCCTACTAATTCTTTACCTACTCCAAATAAAACACTAAATGTTGCTGATAGAACACCAGCTGCTTTACTAAGAAAATCCATTGCTTTCTTAGATGATAGTAATTGAATTACTAAATCAGCGAATAGATTTGCAATAGGTTCAATGATAGCAAATATGCCATTCATTATCTTTTCAAATGCTTCACTAATTTTATTTAATTTTGCCTGACCTTCTTCCGTTCTACTCAAAGCTTCTTTAAAGGCTAGAATAGCTGATACTATTAAAGTAACAACTCCTAATGAGATTGCAATTCCTTTACCAAAGGTATCTATTGCATCTTTAGCACCCTGTAAAGATTTACCTATTGAACCGATAGGACCAGGCAACGCCGCAAGTTTATCCTCAATCTGACCTGATTGGAATGCTACTTTCTTTTGTTGGTCTCCTAAATCATCTAATTTATTTGATAAGTCTTGGAATTCCTTTGTACCTGTTTTTCCTTCATCAGCTAACTTTTGAAGGGCAACAGTAGTATCACGAATTTGTCTACGAAGGGATACGAATTTACCATCCGTTTCCTCCATTTTATCGCCTAAATCACCTACTTCATCTTTACCTTTAACTTCTACATCAATAACGGCGTTATATGTGGTAGTATTATCTGCCATACCAAATTCGTTTTAATTGTTTTTTAACCTCAACCCAAGTGTAAGGTATTTTATATTTTCCTTTAGCTGTATCAACACTACGGCTTACACCATAATACTCACTAATCACTAAAAGGTCTATTAAATTCTTTAACATACTATTATAACATTTATGAAGTTACATTTAATGAACCCTCTAATATTGGTCCTAAAAGCTGTATATTACACTCTCCAGTTGCTAAATTATAATCATTAATTGCTCTTAAATGATAATCGTTACCTCTAAAATTTACAATATCATTCAATTCCATATCAAAATAATCAGCCAAAGGAATGATAGCAGATGCATTCATTACTCTAGTTCTTGGATTGTATAATAGGTTTACATACTCTTGCCAATACTTTGTATATAAAGAATCAGTAGGTATTTCTCCATAAGGTGCGGCTTCATTATTAAATAATAAAGAATCACTATTAGTTGTAGGGAAAGAACCAGATACTACATTATAGTTGTCAAAATAAGGAAATTGATTTACTTCTTGTAAAGCGTTACTTGCATTAATAACATAAAATGGTTCACACTCAACTTGTCCATTATAAAATAGGATACGAGGTTGTACTCTAGCCGGCGCATATTCAGCTGAGTTAATGTATGTTGGTATATATAAAGGTATTCTTTGGTTTGCCATAATTTAATTTTTAACAGAAGTATCCACTTCCATATCCTATTTCTCCTGTTGATTTAGTTACATCCCAAGTTTCACCATCTAAGTTTACTAAACTTCCATATCCAGTGATTGGAGAATTACCATATGCATCAGAATATATAATTAATCCAGTTTCTATTTGACCTGTTGAAGTGTATATTGGAACGAATGTATAACTATAACATGTATCAATTCCTGCCGGCTTTATAGATACTTTTAGTGTACCAACATAGTATTGAGTTATAGTTGGATTTAAACCTTCTACTGAACCAGACAATCCAGTTCCAGCAACATATAATAATGGAGTAGATGCTAATGCAGTTTTAACTTCAAACTTACCTTGCGAAAAGAAGTTTTCTTGGTCTACATAATAAGTTTTACCATATTCTCTATTAGCTCCTCTACTGAATTGTAATGAAATATAATCCTGGTCTAATGTATCACCAAAGTTTAATTCATTTACAGCAAAGTTGTTAGCTGGAATAACCTCAATCATTTTATCAAGGTTTACATATTTGTCAAAATCCCATCTTCTACCTTTATTATACCAATTATTAAATGTTTCTACTACAAATTGATTTCTAACAGTCTTTGAAGGATACATTACTAAATTAAATTTCTTTTGAATAGCTGTGATGAAATCAATTTGCTTAATTCCTCTCGTACCAAATGGCATATTAGAAGGAATATCTAAAACTCTACCATCAGCACCTTGTCTTAATTTATTAATTTCTAAATAAGATTTTGGTCTTCCACCTTTATCTAAAATAAATGTAAAGTTATTGTATGGTGGACTAAATTGGTCAGTCCATTCTAATCCAAAATAATAAGTGCCTGGTGCAAGTAAAGCAGTTGAGAATTTCTCAGGAATTTCATATGCTCTATTTTGAGCAAGAGTACCTTCCGCAAACATATTAAATGTATTCTCATTAAAATATCTATTGATTCCAATTAATGTTGTACTAGATTTAACAGCCAATGAACCTGTATCTCTCATAATAAAAGATAAATTAGGTCCTCCAATAGAACCTGAAAGAGTCATTGCTAAATTAATTGTACATTCTAAAGATGAACTATGGTCTAAAGTAATAGTATATGAACTATTAGTACCAATTACATTTGATGGGTCTCTTTCAACATTATACCAAGGTAAATTAGTATTAGTAGATTTTGGTATGTTTAAATCAGTTTGTCCACTACCACTTAAAGGAGATATTCTACCTAATCCTAATGTTTCTAAATCAGCATCGGAGTAGTATGGATATCTTAATTGACGATTGCAAAATAAATACATTTCATCAACAAATGGCTCATTCCAAAAAGAACCTGTATATGTGTATCCGGCTTCATTAAATATTGCATCCCAAACTGTCTTAACTTTAATAGAAGGTTTAAAATCTTCTACACATAATTGTCCAGCTCCACCATTTACTGCATCATCTATACCATTTGCATTACCTTGAGAATATATCCATCCTTGTCCGTAATCTGCAAAAGGATAAACTATACTTCCACTAAACAATTGACCAGCCCAAGACGAACTGATGTTAGTAAATGAAGATGTGTGATTGTAAGCACTTAATGATGTTAAATCAGTTAAAAAGTTTCTATTAATCTGTCTAGCAAAAGATGATACAGCTCCATATATTGTTACTTCATATGAATCAATAAATTTGTTTTGATATAAATTTACTTTATTTAATTGAAGATAACCTTGTGCTAAGTAAATACCCTGAAAATCTAAATAAGCAGGAACTTTAATATTAGTAGCAAATGTATCAGGCGATTGAACACTAATATCATAAACGTGTTCAAAGAAAGCGTTATTCTTTTTAGAGCCAGGCAAAGTAATTTGTCTTGTAAAATCTGCTGGTATAATACCCAAATCAAAAAGACCTGTAACATTATCTGATAGTAGAATTTGTTCATCTTTAAATAAATCAAGTATTTGTCCTTCAGCTACTAACTGAAATTTGATTCCCTGTGTACTAATAACTGCCATTATACTTTATTTTTACATTTATCAAAATGCCATCTATACATAATCCTACCAGTTCCGATATGATTACAATGGGGACATTTAAGTTCTACATTTTGAGCTTTTAACCCAGCTTTACCACCTAAAGATTTAATTTCAGATGTTAAAGAATTATTTATTTTTAATAATTTACTAATACGCTTTTTAGTTTTATTAGTATGCTTACTTCCAGTTCTTTGATTTACAATTTTGTCTCTATCACTTAACAAACCATATTCATTTTGCAATAAACATTGATAATCCCAAGCTTCATTTTTATTATAAAATTCTTTTGCAACATTTAATATTATATCAGCTCTTTTATAAAAATTACCACTTTTACATTTATGACTATTATATCTTAATCTAGGGTTGTTTGTTTCTCCAACATATTCAACAGTCCCCATTAAATTAACTAATTCGTAAACATAGTGTTTTTTCATAATATTTTTATTGTAAAGATACGATTTTTTTGTTATTTTTCCAAATCTAGATGATAAGCTTGTACCCCTGACCTAGCCTGAAATCAAATGAATATTGTATCAATTTATCAACAACCTTAGTCTTAAATACAACAGAATCCGTATCTATGGTGATAGGCGTCAGCGTATCAGAGCTTTCTGTTGTTACATAATATATTTCATCACTAACCATTAATTGCTTAAATATATCGTTGTAATCTTCAGGAATCCAGAATGTATTTACACTCAATCCCTGATTAGAATCAACCAAATAGTTAAGATTTTGTGAATCATAATTATTATAGCTCAATGTAGAACCTTGCCATGTACCGATTTGTGGCTGATAAGTTCTCTTTTCAGTTTTGAAAGATTTCTTACTAACCATATAGAAGTTGAAATAATCAAATTGTCCGTATCTATTTTTCCACTTAATTCTTACATTTGGATACTTTTGTTGACATGCTACCTCATAATATAGTGCATTTCCTAAAGCAGTTGAACCATTGTAAGCTTGTAGTTTATACCATTCTAATCCGCTAGTACTTAATGGGAATCCAGCCGAAGATGGAAACTCAGGTACTTGCTGAATTTGTTGAGATGAACTAGCCGAAGAACTAACATTTATATTTGCTGTTCCTAAATTAGATGTATAGGTTACTTTTGTTGGAATTAAAGCAGATGCACCAGCACCTCCAGTCATTACACCAACCGTACCATTATTTTCATTAAAAAAAGATTGTGTAGCCGGTCCATCAGTCATCAATGGCCAATAAGGTGATTTAGAATATAAAGGTCCATTTATTTGTTCTTGAAATAAACCATATCCATCTAATGCACTATATACGCTTGATTGAACGTGAGAGGATGTTACATAAGAAGAACCTGAAAGATATCTATAAAATCCATCAATTTTGTAATATTTTACATTTGATGGGTTAGTTTGTCTTAAATCAATTAAAGTTGAATTAAGAATTTTACTAACATCAAACATACCAACCAAAGATTGATTTGGGTATTTTACCAATTCATATTTGAATGTAGAACCAGACTGATTCAAAGAACCTGTCCAATAATACAAATCTGCATAGTATTGAAATGATGAAGAAAGAACAACATTACTGCTTTCAGACAGTGTGAACACAATTGGCGATTGTGCCAAAGATGCAGTTGCTGGGTTTTGAGTTATAGTTAAAGCCATCTAAAATCTTTTTAATTTAACCATTAAAGATGGAAATATATTGGATGCTATTTAGTTTTCCCTATTTTACTAAGTATGCTATTCAAATTCTTAGCAGTTTGAGACATATAAGCATTGATTAATCCATTATTCCCAGTCATTACTTCATCTACTGCCTGTTTAAATTGTTTTGAATTTGCAGCTAATTCTGCGAATGGTCTTGGTCTACCACCACCTACACCTGTACCATTTCCCCACTCTACCCATTTACCATAGCTTGCTGCTGGAGGTGCGAAATTCAATGATACTGTAATTTGTGGTAATTCAACCTTAGTATTACTTTTAGTTTCTCTATATGTTGCCATACGAGAAGCTGTATTATAATCCTTAACTTGTCTGAATAAATTACCAGTTCTATAAGGTGCTTTTGTCCAACTTGGATATCCGTTATATATGTAATCTAAAGCAGTAAACTTATAAGAATCCGCAATATATTCTAAAGATGGTAGTGTATATTGGAATTTATCTGCCATTATGGATAAAGGTTAAATAAGCATCTTGGTCTATCATTATGAGCTATTAAATCAAATGAACAAACCCATCCTGCTAAACCATTATCAAATTGGTCTTTAAATGCTACACATTTAATTTGGCTATCTATATCAAATGCCTGTACTGAATATTGCGTAAAAGATAGTAAATCGTTTATGATTGATAAAGTGTTAGCATGTATATCAACTGTATCATCCACTCCAGTGTAAGGTACAGTTTGTGCATTTGTTCTACCTTCTGACTCGTTATTCTTTAACTTAACCTTATCAGCAACTGTAAGTTGACAAGAATAGTAAGTTTTAGAATTATCAAATCTAGCTTCAGTTATAATAATATTTCCCAATGGATAATATGGAAATTCTATTTCATCTAATTGAAATATATCACCCTGCGATACTTGCGCAATTGATGGGTGATTTTTCATTATTGTTTTGAAATAATCTAAAGCGTTATAGTATAACGAATAGTTAGTTGCCTGATTGTTTACTACTGCCATTAGTTATATTTTTTAGATAAAAGTTCATAATAACAAAGAAATACTTCTTCATTATTGTATTCAGTTAAGTCCCATTCTGCTATAATTTTATCCCAAATAAATAATGAATGATTATTTGAATCAAAATTATCATTTATATAAGTTTCAATTTGAGCTTTAAATGTATCATCTATTTGCTTCATAATATTATAAATTTATACCACCGAAGTAAGCGTTACCCATATCAGGATATACCTGAGTTTGATTACCTACTGATTGTAGATATTGAGGTATCTGATTTGAGTAGGATATTAAATAGTTCTGCATTCTAGTTGCATAGAAGTCAGCAGAGTTTAAAGCTTTTTGTAAAAGATAATCTACCTGGTCTTTATCAACTTTATCACTTTGTTCTGATTTGTGTTGTACAGCTCCTTCACTCTTAAATTGTACATTAGAGAATGGAAGATACTCAACTACACTATACCAAATAAGCGTTGGTTTAATATGGTCATTCAAAAGGTCCTGATAATAAGGTCCTAAATTATCAACAGTTCCTGCTGCAATTTGTAATTGTAGATATTTGAACAATACAGTACCTAACAGGTTAAGCAAATATTTGTCCTGTGCTGTTCTAACAAATGATAATAATCTATCAGCATCTATTGAACCCTGTAAAGGAGTTTGTTTAATGATATCGTTTCTGCTTATAAATAATGCGTATGACATAGTGTTAATTAATTTTTATATACTTCGTATTCTTTTGTAAAATTTGGATTACTCATTGATATGGGAGTTGTTTCTAATTGTGCTTCTCCACCTACGCCCTCTCCTTCCGTATCAACAGTTGCAGGATTTTCACCAACTTCTGCTATATCTTTTTTAACTTCTTCAATTGTTTGTCCAGTCTTTTCAGCTTGTGATGCTAAAAGTGCTGATGGAATTGATTGTTCAAAATATAATCCTAAATTTTCCCAACCACCATCATTTAATACTTTATTCAATTGGTTTAAAATCAAATTTTGGAATGGTTCTATCGTCATAGTTTGAAGAATAGAGTAAGCCGTTTGCATTTCCTCACTGTTAGAACTAAATCCATTTACGGCAGTTCTAATACCCATTAAAAGCGGTGATGTTACTCTATTTGAAACCAATATTCTATCCTGTGCGTATTCTGCAACAAATTTATATTTTTCGTGCAAGTTTTCAGTAGCAATTGTTTCAATCGTAGGTTGTCTTTCTTTATCATCGTTGAATGAAAGAATAAATCTACCAGCATTTCTAGTGCCTGTAAATTTAGATTGTAACATATCCTCAATAGTATCTCTTTCCTCAGGAGCTGGAATACCATTGTTCATATTAATCATTACTAATGGTAAGAAACCATTCTCAATGTTATTAAGATGTAAGTTAGATAATTCAGCTTCTACATAACAGAATTGAATACCAGGAAACCAATCCGGAACTGAATAATAGAAGTGAGCTGGAGAATAATCTTTAATATAGAATAACTCCATCTTTTCATTTGATGTACCAAAAGCTGGAATATACATTTTATTTCTAATTGCTCTTTGGTCTTTCCAATCAGTAGAATAATAATATCCTTGAATCTTTGGTGTATCTCTTAACTTCTCAGCTCTAACATTTTGAACTGGAACGTGATACATTTTGATTATTTGAGTATGTGCATCATTCCAATATACTTGGAAACAAGCATTACCATATAATTTTAAATCAAATACAACACGCTTCATTTCTTCTTGCTGAAGCATCTTAGCAAATGCTTGCTTTTGTTCTTCATTTTCACAATAGATACCTTTACCAAATATCATATCTGCTATACCACCAATACAAGCTGCTTGAGTTGTAGAGTTCATATAAGCATCCGTAATGTTTGAGAAATAATCATCAGGCATTATAATACCAACAGGTACATACTGATGTCTAGTCTTTGTATCCTCAACTACTACTGGGATTTCTTGTTGCGTTAAATTTACTACTGAAAAGTTTTGCGATTTAGTCATATTATTCTAAAATTATATATTCGTTAGTGGATACTCTACTAACATAAGCATCTTCCAAAGGAATTTGGTTAGTGTAGTTAGGTTTATCAATTGATTGTGATGTATAAACCTGAATAGAACCATTCCAAATAGAAGAAGTTCCAGATGTAATGTAAGCTCTATATTCAGCACCTACTGAAGCCGTTAATGAAGCTGTAAATGATAACATACTTTCGTATGCATTATATGAATAAGGTGAAATTGATGAAGATGAATCCGTCAATGTCATCATATTCTGTAGATGTAATACCAAATTAGAAGAACCTGTTGGGGCTGTTCTCATTGTGAATATATTACTTCCTGATTGATAGTATGCTAACATAGCTTGTATTTAGGTTGTTTTTATCTATTACTTTAACAATATATAAAGCAAAAATAGTGATGAGCACAAAAAAAGGGAGAACAACGTCCTCCCTTTATTATTTTAAGTGTAATACTGATTAGCTACCGTATACGATAGTTGGTTTATTAGTAGCGCTTCCGAAAGGATTTGCTGCTGATGTAGAACCAGTTACGAAATTAGCAGGTACAGGTTCAGTTCCAGTGAAAGTTACTGAATAACCATAAAGGTCACCCAATGCTGCACCAGTTCCAATTGTACCAGCAGTTACGTCTGCTCCTAAAGTCTTACCAACTAAGAATGAGTCACCATTGTTAGTAACAACTACAATTTGAGGTCTGCCATAAGCCATCAACTTCAATTGAGTGTTCATCTCTTGTGTGATTTTCTTAAGGTTTAACACTAACTCCTGAGAGAAAAATGTTGTACCGTTTTCACGAGATGTATTAACTGTTTCAGTATATGCACTTGTTCCTTTTAACTGATAGTAATATGCACTAGCAGTAGGGAATGAGGTAATGTATCCGTTAGCATCAGTTGCGAATGAACCTGTTGTGTAGTTAATAAAATACACACCAGACAAACCACCGATACTCTCTTTACAAACTTCCTGTCTTCCAGCTGATAAATCACAAGCCATAATGTTTGATTTTTAAATGTTAATTTTTGTTTTTGAATAAAGGAGGGAATTCCACCCTCCTATTATTTACTCAATTTATTAAGAAGGTATTGCAATAACAATATCAGAACCGATACCAAACTGAGTTGCAGCTGTGTATCTCATCACGATACGGAAATTTTGAGAACCATCAATTTGTGCCATGTCTAACACTCTAACTTCGTTGTAGTCAGAAAGTAAACCTGTTCCGAAGAATAAGTTTGATTTTTGAGCTGCTACTAAGTAAGAATCTGTCATACCTGGTGACCATAATAATTCAATACCATTGAAGTTTAATGGTTTTTCTCCAACATTCATCATGTTGTTGAAACCGTTAGCACCTTGTGCTCCACCTGCTAAAGCTTGTTGGTAAGCCTTAACCACGTTTGTAGGGCAATAGATAACTAAATCTTCTTTACCATACACTGTGTTAGGGATAGAGTTTACTAAAGCATCTAACTTAGTCAACACGTTAGCTGAAGTGATAGAACCAGAAGCTGTAGATTTAACTACTGCACC